CACCAAGCAACATGTTCATAACAAATGTAGATGGCTTTGGTAACGCTGTCTCAGGCTTGTTTTTTTCAAACCAAAGCTGACAAGTCGGCCTACCAATATTAGACATTCGTAGACGAAACTTGTCACGCTTATTACCTCCACCAAACTGACGATGCAATGCATCCATAACATCTTTACCAATCTGTTCGATTGTTTCTTTTGACATAGTTGTTTTACCAGATGTGGCATTGTCAAGATATTGATGTATCGCTAGTTCAGCAGGATGATTCATTACGCAAAGGCATCCTCATCAACGTCTACAAACTCATCTAACATGTTTGTGTCTAAGTCCTCTTTCTTTTGCACGTTTTCATCCCATGAATTAAGAATGTAAGAGTTGTAGTTTTCAATCCACGCTAGGAAATTAGCAAAATTTTCCTGTGCGTCATTGTCCATGTCAAGCGTATCGTTAAGATTGAGACTAGCAATTGGGATATAGAAGCTACTACCACTAGGTAATGGTACTTCTTTAGACTCAAGCTCAACATAATGTTGAGGTGGTAGCCTACGCATCTTGTTGTACTTTGCGAATACCTCACCCATTGTTTTGAATGCATCACGATTGTCAATCTCCCATATGAATGCGGTAGTATCAACGTCTACAGGACTACCGCCTTCATCTGTAGCATTGATCATCTCTACAGTGCCGAACAATGCACGTACACGTTTGATAGCCTTAATCAAGTCTTTCATGGACTCAGGCAATGCAGCCCAATCCTTGATATACCCTGCAGGTTTACCACAGTTAAACCCACCGTCATTGTCTTTTATATCACTGTTAAGGTCATTAGCCATCAGTGTCTTAATGAATCTATTGGGTGTGTTGTCATTGCCTTTAACAAACTTTTTGTACATAAAACGTTGTAAAAAGGGACGTACAGATATGCGTTCTGCATAGTATGTAGGCCCATCAGGTATCTCTAGCTTGTAGCTACCGCCTGCAACAACCTCTACATTTTTCATCTTACCAGAAATTTCTTGTTGTCCCATTATTGGAGTGTGCTGTATGCGCAGTCTTGCTAGTGTACTAGCCTTACTGCTTTCTCTTGGTAGATCTGCACCCATACCCATTGCTTGTGACATTGCTGAGAAATTGTTGGTGTCGATTGTAGTTATGTTATTCATGTGTAAGTTCTCCTTTTCATTTAAAACAGACGGTAGTTATATCATGCTACGTCTTTTGTGTCAAGCCAATTCGGCCCTAATTTTGCCTCTAATAGCAATGGAATATTAAAATTTATATTCCAACGCTTGTTGATTATACTAATCAGCTTACAGTTAGCTGCCGATATTATTTGTAATACTTTATCCTTCTCTTGTGGGTGCACGTCTATTACAATTGAATCGTGCACCGTGTTGACTACACAACTATGTAGTTTGTTTGCTGTTAGTAACTTATCTATGTATATCAGAGATATAGGCACTATGTCAGCAGTTGCGAATGATTGTACAGGATAATTTTTTATCTGTGTGAAATATGTCACACCTCCGTACCTTCGTCTAGTCACATCAGGAAATGAAAACTCACGACCTGATGGTGTTTTAATTTTGGTGGTGGTAAGTGCCTCTTTAGCCAGAGAGGCATGCCACTTGGTAATACCGCTGTATTTCTTGGTAAATTGTTTATAGTATGCGGCCTCTGCCTGTGATCTACCAAAGCCACTTGCACCATATAGGGGAGCAAAAGTGTGAGACTTTGCTTCCTGTCTGGACATGGGTTGACCTGCATCAGAAATAACTTTGGCAGTGTAGCTATGAACATCAAAGCCTGTAGTGACTTCTTCAATCGCAGTCTGGTCTTGGGACAGGAAAGCAGCAACCCTAAACTCAAGTTGAGCAAAGTCTGCTTCCATAACTGAGCCACCTTCCCAACGTGATATGAATACTTTCTTAACAGGGAATGTGCCACCACGAGGCATGTTCTGCATATTGGGGTCAGCGCCTGATAATCTGCCTGTTCCAGTGCGATGTTGCAGTAATCTGACATGTAGCCTGCCATCACTTTTAACATGCGTTGCTATGCCCTCTACAAAGCTGCTGAGATACGTTTCTACTGCTGATAGTCTACGCACTTTCTGTAGGAAAGACTCAGCGTCTTTCATGCCTTTGGATCTGGCTACACCCTCAAGGAATGTAAGATTTTCTTTGCCTGTACCAAAACCATTGGCACTAACCCACTTGGCTGTAGGTGGGTAAAACTTGAGGCCAGCTATCTGTTGCTTGTTCTCATATAGAAACCCATGTGCGCTACATGTAGTGCAGTTATTAGGTCTAGCAAAGCGAGTGCCATCTTTTTTGATGCGATATACTTTACCAGTGCCGTTACATACGTGACATTGATACGCCTTCTGTTTGTACAACTTATTGCTAAACATATTGACTGTGCTTCTGTACTCTGCGTCTGACATTCGCTCATCAAATAGTTCAGGCCATAGCTTTTTATCATCAGGTTTGCGACTATAAATAACCCAAGATAGTTGTTCTGGACTGTTGAGATTTATAGGTCTGTCACCCATGAGATCCGCTACCTGTTCCTCAAGAGCAATGATAAGTGTTCTACGTTCTGACTCAAACTCATCACGCACTTGCATCAATGCACTCATATCTACTTGAAAGCCCCGCTGATAAATACGGGCTAAGTGTATAGCTAACTGGTTCGTTAACTTGAGAGTTCCTGTCAATGTACTGCACTCCTCGTATGATGTAACTAAAACATCATAAAGTTGTTGTGTAGCATGTAGATCATGCGACAGATACTCTGATAGTTCTGCATGAGGTATATCTCTGACAGATGTGCCTTTGCTAAAGTATTCTTTTAGTGTATCTTGTTTCTTAGTGTCAAGATTATATCGTTCTGCACACGCCTCAAGAGACAAAGGTTGCTTTTGTCCACGTTGCAGAATATACTCACCTAACATGGTGTCAAATACTTCACCGTTGTAAGTAAACCCTGACTCCCATAACCAGAGTAAATCATGTGCAGCATTGTGCATTATAAGAAGATGAGCAGCATCAAGATTATTTTGCACTATACGCTGCCCATCTGTAGTGGGTGATTGCTCTGAGTGATCAAATGTCACAAGGTTTTTATTGCCAAGATCATCTAGCATACCCACCATAACTAAAGTATTGGTTGACTCAAACGGATCAAGGTGTATCTTGTTACTCCGTTTGGTCACTGTGTTCTCTACGTCAAGGGTCAGTTTCATATTGCCTCCTTCTATTTATTGTCACCAAACAATAGTTTTTCTAATAAAGCAAGTCTTTTTTCAAGGCTTTCTACTCGTTTTACTAACTCTTCTATATAGTAATTACTGTTCATTTTTTCTCCTTACATTTAGGACATGATGTATGTTCACTTGTGTCAAAAAGTTTCCCACATTTATCACACTCCACCAATTTAGTTCTTCTCATCATACTCTGCTACCCCTGAGTGCAAAAAATAAACCTCCAACCCACAGTAATACATGCAGATTGTCATACAGTAAAACGTCCAGCAAACTATCTGGCTCACCTACCCAT